GAATTTTGATTGGAAACTTTGCAAAGGTTGTTGGTATTGGTCCAAACAAACTGTTTGCGTGGATGCGCGATCACAAAATCCTTATTGCTTCAGGTGCCCGGCGCAATGTGCCAATGCAGGAATATATGGATCGCGGCTATTTCACAGTGAAAGAAACAGCGGTCAATACAAATCACGGAATACAGATATCGTTCACCACAAAAATCACCGGGCGTGGTCAACAGTGGCTGACAAGAAAGCTGCTAGATAACGGAATGCTTAAAGTAACAGGGGAGGCTGCTTAATGGCTAAACCAGCGCGAAGGAAATGCAAAATCTGTAAGGAATGGTTTCACCCGGCATTCTCAAATCAGTGGTGGTGCAGCCCGGAACACGGAACTAAATTAGCACTCGAACGACGAAATAAAGAACGCGAAAAGGCGGAAAAAACAGCAGAGAAGAAACGACGACGAGAGGAGCAGAAACAGAAAGATAAAATTAAGATTCGAAAACTCGCCTTAAAGCCCCGCAGTTACTGGATTAAACAAGCCCAACAAGCCGTAAACGCCTTCGTCAGAGAAAGAGACCGCGACTTACCATGTATCTCGTGCGGAACGCTCACGTCTGCTCAGTGGGATGCCGGACATTACCGGACAACTGCTGCGGCACCTCAACTCCGATTTGATGAACGCAATATTCACAAGCAATGCGTGGTGTGCAACCAGCACAAAAGCGGAAATCTCGTTCCGTATCGCGTCGAACTGATTAGCCGCATCGGGCAGGAAGCAGTAGAGGAAATCGAATCAAACCATAACCGCTATCGCTGGACTGTCGAAGAGTGCAGGGCCATCAAGGCGGAGTATCAACAGAAACTTAAAAAACTGCGAAACAGCAGAAGTGAGGTTGCATGAATATCTACGAAAGAATTGATGGCAGCAAATACCGAAATATTTGGGTAGTTGGCGATCTGCACGGATGCTACACGAACCTGATGAAAAAACTGGAGACGATAGGATTCGACACCAAAAAAGACCTGCTTATCTCGGTGGGCGATTTGGTTGATCGCGGTACAGAGAACGTAGAATGCCTGGAATTAATCACATTCCCCTGGTTCAGAGCTGTACGTGGAAACCATGAGCAAATGATGATTGATGGCTTATCAGAGCGTGGAAACGTCAATCACTGGATGCTTAATGGCGGTGGCTGGTTCTTTAATCTCGATTACGACAAAGAAATTCTGGCTAAAGCTCTTGCCCATAAAGCAGATGAACTTCCGTTAATCATCGAACTGGTGAGCAAAGATAAAAAATATGTCATCTGCCACGCCGATTATCCTTGTGACGAATACGAGTTTGGAAAGCCAGTTGATCATCAGCAGGTAATCTGGAACCGAGAACGAATCAGCAACTCACAAGACGGGATCGTGAAAGAAATTAAAGGCGCGGACACGTTCATCTTTGGTCATACGCCAGCAGTGAAACCGCTCAAATTTGCCAACCAGATGTATATCGATACCGGCGCAGTGTTCTGCGGAAAGCTCACATTGATTCAGGTACAGGGAGAAGGCGCGTGGGCATAAGAGAACTAAACCTCACCAAAGAACAGCATGAGTGGCTGAATGGCTGGCTTGAACTGTGGGGCGCATGGGTTTATTCAGGTCGTCTGGAAAAGCGCATGAGCAGCGTAATAGCGAAGTTCATGGAGAGCGTAGAGCCGGGAAGAGTTATGACAAGACCAATGTGCAATGATGATGATGGAATGTTGATTTCTCAGGTCGTCGATTCCGTCATGTACATTGACAAGAAAGCCTTTGGCATCCTCCTCAGCTACTACGCTCATGGTTCTTCCAGGCACGCCATTGCATCTTACTATCATCGCGTCGCAAGACCTCGCAAGATGTTATGCCGGGGCGGCGGGCGCATTCAAAAACCATCGCTCGCAACCTGTCGACGGGAAGTTGACGAAATCCTTAATGCCTCGTTGTTTATGATTTACCCGGTTCTGGATAGTGCGTTTAAAAACCGGAAACGTGTAGAGAAAATTAAACATGTAGCATAGAACGTGTTGACATCATTGAGCAAATGAGCAACACTATTGGCATAAGCTGCCGTTAGTGACTCTTAAGTTGCAACGGTGGCTTTTTTATTTGGGTCAGTCGTATAAAGGTCATTACGGAAGGCTGTTAACCTTCTTATCGTGGTTCGAGTCCACGCTGTCCCGCCAAACATGCTGGTTTAGCTCCAATGGTAGAGCAACTGACTTGTAATCATCAGGTCGCCAGTTCGATTCCGGTAGCCGGCACCATATGCGGGTACCGTATAATGGCTATTACCTCAGCCTTCCAGTCTGATGATGCGGGTTCGATTCCCGCTACCCGCTCCAGATTTATTATCCGGCTCGCTTCGGCGGGCTTTTTTTGTATCTGCGTTACACCATTAACTAATAAATCGAGTGCTTATCAGGAGGCTATGTGAAAAAGCTGATGGTGACGATTGGTCCGTTCGAAACAGAAGTTAGTTTTCGTGTCGTTCAGGGGGAGAGTGTACTTGTTGAAGATGTATTTCATGGAAAATCAACAGGTCCTTATGTAAAAGAATATTTTGTCGACGCCACGGATGAAAATATTGAGGTGGTGTACGATTCCGTCAATCACCCTAATTTGATCATTAAGGCAAAATTGAAACCACTTTATTGATCTGAGCGGGAGCAATCATAAAATATCTCTGGGTACCCATAAGGAGATAAATATGTTTGTTGCTGAAGGGGTAATGGAAGATAAGGACAACAAAGGATGTGTTAAAGGTTGGGCTGTGGTAAGAAACTCGCCATGGCATCTTGTTGGGGTTTTTGCGACAGAGGAAGACGCGGAAATGGAAGCAAGAAAGACGGGAGATGAGTACGAGGTTCACTATGGCTCGCATCGAACAGGAAGTGATGATTTTGTCTGGGGGGAGTAACAGTCGTTTAACCCCAGAATAATCCCGTAACTGAGGTCGCTATTGGCGGCCTTTTTTTGTATCCGCGCCACGCCCGGCGCATATCAACCACAGAGCCTTTCGGGGGTGAGCTTACGGAGTGGTCAGTGTGACTTTCTCTGTGGGCAGATCGCTCCCGGGCGTTGGCTCACCCACCCAAAGGAACGTCACGATGTTTGGTATTTTTGGTAAAAAAGCCCGCCGAGCGGCAGTGGAAATTAAAAAGTTTGAGAAACGTGATCTGGCACAGGCGGTTATTAATGCTGCCTATCTGGTGGCCTATGCAGATGGTGAATGTGAGGCTTCAGAGAAAGTGAAGATCGAGCAGGTCTTGCGTAACCAGCCTGCGTTGTCCGCGTTTACGTCAGAAATTAATGCGATTAGCGCAACCATTATCGGTCAGCTGGATACGAACTTTAAAATTGGTCGTCGAGCGGCATTGCGTGAAATTGAAGATGTGAAACACGATACGCGTGAAGCGGAAGATGTGCTGGATGTGGCGGTGGCCATTGCTGAGGCAGACGGCGAAATTGAGCCGGAAGAGCGCAAGGTGCTGGAAGAGATTGCCGGTGTTCTGGGTCTTCGTCTGGAGAATCACCAGTGACGGTAAAACTGCGCCTGGCTGTGGCTGCACTCCTGCTGTTTCTGGTGGTGATGGTGGATTTCACCAGCAGAATCATGTCGGTGCTGGCGGATGGGGTGCTGGTCTGCGGCATTGTGGTATTGCTGTGGCCGGTGATAAAAAGAAACAGCCTGCATAATGCTTGATTTTTTTATTTGCTGTTTATTAAAAACACTTCTGCATGGTGAATCCCCCTGTGCGGAGGGGCGATCAGCAACCAGGTATATGGGATAATCGCGGATTCAGGTGCTGATACTGAATTCACCGGGAGGCACCCGGCACCATGCTTTGCCACAAAAGTGTTGTTTCTGTTTTTCTCAAACTATCATCGTTATCCCTTTATTTCCGGCTGCGCATGGCGTGGCCTTTTTTTTACGACCAGCCACTGGCAGATGGCCATCCTGTAATTTGATTCCGGTTCCGGCTTTTTAACTCTGTTCCTGTACACGGGAGAAATTCGATGTCGATTAAACATTATGATGTTGTCAGGGCGGCGTCGCCGTCAGACCTTGCGGAAAAGCTGACACACAAACTGAAAGAGGGCTGGCAGCCGTTTGGTAGTCCGGTGGC